AATGAAGAACTCGGTGAGAAGTTGGTTGAGATCTGTCTTGTTATCTTGGGTAAAGCGGTTAAGCTGACCAAGACTGACATGGATGATAAACTGCTTGAAGTCGTCAAGAAGGCCATGGTTGCTCGAGAAGGTGAGTGATAATCATTAAGAGACCTCTAACGGGGTCTCTTTTTTTATAAATAAATCTAGGTTAATATAAATTTGGAGACAAGCCCATGCCTCTTTGGGGAAAAACTGATGCTGATGAGTCCAAACCAAAGTGGCTCACTGACGAACAGAAAAAAGAAGTATACGCTAACGAAAGTGGTTGGGTTGTTGAAGCTGGTTCTAAGATGACTGGTAACGACAATCCTGACGCAGCCCCTGAGATTCTATGCTGTGTAGGTGGATTGGCCACTGGTATTGGCGCTGCTGACGTTACGGAAGTTGAATGGATTACAACAACTGCTGATAAGTCTGAAGGATTTACTCTTTCCGTCAGAGTTAGATACAACGAAGCCGTTAATGTTACTGGATCGCCAACAATTGCAGTTACTAATGGTAACGAAGGTTCTGGAACAGGTCGTGGACCACACACCCTTGTTTACGCTAGTGGAACAGGTTCTAACGAACTAGTATTCTCTCTTGCGATTGCTGCTGATAACGCTGCCACAGAGGCAGATGACGTACTAACAATTGGTGCTCAGAATATTCTGAAGCCAGGTGGTGCTACTATTAAGGATGCAGCTGGAACTGCTTCTGATTCTGCTGTTGCTATTAGTGCAGCCCAAGGAACCGCAGCAGGTGGTGTTACTGTAACCGCTTGATAAACTGACTATATAATATGATTGGACTTATTTGATGGATGAAGTTTACGGAATTGAATGACAATAATTATGTCATTTTTGCTATTAAAAATTACGAGAATCCACACGCTGTAACCAAAGAAGATTTTGAAGAAGATCTTAAAAGGTTCAAATGGATAAAGAGGCTTTTGAAACGTTACAAAACAACTGGCGTTTTGAAAGCCCATTTACTTATTAACCATTTTATTATTCTCTATAATGTGTTTGGGGAGGCAGCAACTCCTCTCTTGTTTTACAAGATTGATAAGGATCTATGGCCTGTAGTCAAGACCTTTATTGTATATCTTGGTAGATTACCTGAGTATCCAAGGGGACCTCTTCACGATGTACCTATGGATGATACTTGTTTAACTTGTTTAAAGGAACTATGAAGTCCGATAGAACACTCGACAATATTAGGAGAGTCGTCAGAGAGATGATGGCTGTTGGTACTGGTGGTCTGACTGCTAGTGCTCCTGAGGAGGGTCCTGTCGCTGGTTATGATAAAGCTTTGAACTCCAAACCACTAAAGAGGAAACTTAAAAAGGTTAAAGACCTAGAAAAAAGATGGCTGAATCAGTAAACGACAAATTACTAGAGCGCCTTGAACGAGTTGTAGATTCCTTACAGGACAACTCAGTAAAGATGGGTCAACTACTGGCCGTTCATAATGAGAAACTTGAAAAACAAGATCGAGTTGATGAGATCTTGTTTGATAAGGTGGATGCTTTGAATGATGTTATTAAAAGAGAATCCAATGCCATAAAGCAAGGATGTGAAAGAGACATCCGACTTATTGATGAGAGACTTCGTGTGCTGGAAAGAAAGATGTGGAGTATCGCAGGTGCTCTTGCAGTAATCAGTACTCTCTTATCTCCAATAGGACAAAGATTTTTTAAACAGTTGTCACCAGACGTTAGTTCTGTTACAATGGAATCAAGCTTGATATCGGAAACTCTTGAATCACGTAGACAGCAAATACATCAGTCTGGTATCGTCTAGGTTAGGAAAGTTCGCAAAGAAGAATAACGGGTTATATAACTTTAGGTGTCCCTATTGTGGGGATTCGCAGAAATATAAAAACAAAGCCAGAGGTTATCTTTACAGAGTAAAGAATGACTATAATTTTAAGTGTCACAACTGTGGTGTGACAAGGACTCTTACTAACTTTTTGAAGGATCAAGATCCTATCATTCACTCTCAATATATACTTGAGAGGTACAAAAATGGTAGTGTTGGCAAGAGATCTAACACGCCTGTACCTAAGTTTGAGTTTGAAAAACCAGTCTTCAATACCCCCGAAGAAATCACAGATTTAGAAAGCATCGCGAGTCTAAATAAATCACATCCCGCTCGAAAATATCTAGAAGAAAGTAGAAAATTTTCCATTAAAATGTTGGAAGATTTGTACTACTGCCCGAACTTCAAGGAGTGGACAAACAATCTAAAGCAAACGTTCGACAACGTAGGAAAGGACGAGCCACGCATTATCATTCCTTTGAGACAAAAGGGTAAGATCATCGGATATCAAGGGAGGTCGTTAGTATCAGACTCAAAGATAAAATATATTACTATTATGCTTGACGAGGACTCTCCGAAGGTATATGGTTTGGATACAATAAACACTGCGGAAACTGTATATGTCACGGAAGGACCCTTTGACTCCAATTTCATTGGAAATGCTATTGCTATGTGTGGTAGTGATGTTAACCTTAGCCCTTTCGATTATAAGTTTGTCTTCGTCTTCGACAACGAGCCCAGGTCCAGGGAGATCGTCTCTAAGATATCTAAGACCATCGAGATAGGACACAAGGTTGTGATCTTTCCCTCAAATATTAGAGAGAAAGATCTCAATGAAATGTACATAGCTGGACATAACGTTAAGAATCTGGTAGAATCAAACATCTACCATGGCTTAGAAGCCAAACTGAAATTGCAAACTTGGAAGAGAGTATAACTCTTCTACAAAAAATAGGAGAACAAATGAGTAACGGTATCAAGGTCGTCAAGAGAGACGGTAGAGTCGAATCTCTCGACTTAGATAAAATGCATGTTATGGTTGACCTGGCATGTGAAGGACTTGCTGGAGTATCTGCAAGTCAAGTAGAGATTAATTCTGGCATTCAGTTTTATGATGGAATTTCTACATCAGCTATTCAAGAAATTCTAATTCGATCTGCTTCTGATCTTATTGATCTTGATCATCCTAACTATCAGTATGTTGCTGCTAGACTACTTCTCTTCTCAGTGAAGAAGAGTATTTACGGTGGCATTCATGAAACTCCTGAACTCAAAGAACATGTAAGAAGGTGTGTAGAACAGGGTGTATATGATTCACAAATCCTTACAAAGTACTCTGATGAGGAGTTTGAAAAACTAGATACTTTCATAGATCATCAGCGTGACTTTCTCTTTACCTATGCAGGGCTTAGGCAGGTAGTTGATAAGTATCTTGTACAAGATAGAAGTACTGGTAAGGTGTACGAGACACCCCAGTTCATGTACTTGCTTATCGCAATGACTATCTTTGCTGAGTACCCTCCTGAGAACCGTCTGGTGTACGTTAAAAAGTATTATGACGCAATCTCCAAACACCGCATCAACATCCCAACGCCAATCATGGCAGGGGTCCGAACACCCATTCGTCAGTTTGCATCATGCGTTCTGGTTGATATTGATGATACCCTCGACAGCATCTTTAGCAGTGATATGGCTATTGGCAAATATGTCGCACAGAGGGCTGGAATCGGTATCAACGCAGGCAGAATCCGTGGGATCAACTCTAAAATCAGAGGCGGAGAAGTTCAACACACAGGTGTTGTACCATTCCTCAAAAAGTTTGAGAGCACTGTCCGATGCTGCACTCAAAATGGCATTAGAGGTGGAAGCGCAACTGTCCACTTCCCCATCTGGCACCAAGAAATCGAAGACATTCTAGTCCTCAAAAACAATAAAGGTACTGAGGATAACCGTGTCAGAAAACTCGACTACTCAATCCAACTCTCCAAACTCTTCTACGAAAGATTCATTACCGATGGAGACATCACCCTATTCTCACCTCACAGTGTCCCAGGTCTTTATGATGCTTTTGGCACTGACGAGTTTGATGATCTCTATCAACGTTATGAATCTGATGGATCTATTCCAAAGAAAACTATCCCAGCTCAGAAACTTATTCTAGATCTCCTAAAAGAGAGAGCAGAGACTGGTAGAATCTATATCATGAACATTGACCATTGTAACTCTCACTCTTCCTTTACGGATAAAGTGACGATGAGTAACTTGTGTCAAGAGATTACTCTTCCTACAGAACCACTGCAACATATTGATGGTATTGATTCTGAGATTGCTTTGTGTATTCTCTCTGCAATCAATGTGGGTAAACTTAGGAGTACTGATGAACTAGAAGAACTCTGTGATCTATCTGTTCGTGGTCTGGAGGAACTGATCGACTATCAGAGATATCCAGTCAAGGCGGCAGAACTTGCCACACTCGCACGTAGATCCCTTGGAATCGGGTTCATTGGACTTGCACACTATCTTGCTAAGAATGGACTGAAGTACGACTCACAGGACGCCTGGGACGAGGTACATAAACTAACTGAAAGTTTCCAGTATTATCTTCTCAAGTCTTCCAACCAACTTGCTAAAGAGAAGGGACAGTGTGTTGAGTTTAAGAGTACTAAGTATGCTCTTGGACAACTACCTATTGATACATATAAGAAGGACGTAGACGAAATTTCTAATCAGGAGTTGCAGCATGATTGGAGTTCTCTTAGGGAATCTATCTTGGAACACGGACTCAGGCACAGCACGTTGTCCGCACAAATGCCTTCAGAGAGCAGTTCCGTTGTGTCAAATGAAACAAACGGAATCGAGCCACCTAGGGACTACTTGTCCATTAAGAAGTCGAAGAAGGGGCCTCTTAAACAGATTGTTCCAGGGTATCAACACCTAAAGAACAATTACACTTTGCTCTGGGAAATGCCTGATAACAGTGGATATATTAAAGTAGTTGCAGTGATGCAGAAGTTCTTTGATCAGGCTATCAGTGGTAACTGGAGTTATAACCCAGAACATTACCCTGACAACGAAGTGCCTATTTCTGTGATGGCACAGGACCTACTGCAAACATATAAGTATGGTTGGAAAACATCGTACTATCAAAATACATATGATATGAAGAGTGATGATGGTATCGACGACAAAAAAGAAGCTTTGGAAAGTCTATTAAGTACCGTAGAGGAGGAAGATTGTGAATCTTGTAAGATCTGAAGAAAGAAAATCTAAGAGTAGACCAAGTGGAATGACAGTGTTTAATAAAAGTATCGTAGATAGAAAGAAACAATTTATGTTCTTTGGTGCTCCACTGGGAGTTCAAAGATATGACTCTTACAAATATCCAGTCTTTGAAAAAATTACACAACAACAATTGGGGTATTTCTGGAGACCAGAAGAAGTCTCTCTCCAGAAAGACCGAGCCGACTATCAGGAATTGCGTCCTGAGCAGAAGCATATTTTCACGTCGAACCTTAAGTACCAAATTCTCCTTGACTCCGTACAAGGTCGCGGTCCTGGCATGGCTTTCATTCCTTATTGCTCTCTACCCGAACTAGAAGCCGCTATGACTTCTTGGGAATTCATGGAGATGATACATTCCAGATCTTATACATATATCATCAAGAATGTATATCCAGATCCAACTGAAGTCTTCGACACCATTCTTGAGGACCAGAAGATACTCGCCCGAGCTGAGAGTGTAACTAAAGCATATGATGACTTTATTCAAGCCGCACAGATTTACGGGTCAGGAAATCAGTGGGAGCACAATCTTGAGGGAGTTCCGAATGCTCAATCCGAACTGTATGAACTCAAAAGGAAACTCTTCCGAGCTGTTGCGAACGTCAACATCTTGGAAGGAATTAGGTTCTATGTCTCCTTCGCTTGCTCGTTCGCTTTTGGCGAACTTAAGCTTATGGAAGGATCGGCAAAAATCATTTCTCTTATCGCCAGGGACGAAAATCAGCACCTAGTTCTAACGCAACAGATTCTGAATAAGTGGAAGAATGATGATGACCCTGACATGAAAGAGATTGCGAAAGAGGAACAAGAGAACGTAATTAACATGTTTAAACATGCAGTTGAAGAAGAAAAAGAATGGGCTCAATACCTATTCAAAGATGGTAGCATGATTGGCTTGAACGATAAACTTCTAACACAATATGTTGAATGGATCGCTAATAAGAGAATGAAGGCTATTGGGATTGATCCAATCTATGATCAGCCATTGAGGAATAATCCTCTACCTTGGACACAACACTGGATTTCTTCTAAGGGATTGCAGGTTGCACCTCAGGAAACTGAGGTTGAGTCCTATGTTATTGCAGGTATTAAGCAGGACATCAAAAAGAATTCGTTTGCTGGATTTAAACTGTAGACTAAATACTTAATATGTTAGTCCCTGTCGGTAATGACGAAACAGTTAATTAATACTGGACAAACTAGTAATGACGGCACTGGGGATACCCTTAGACAGGGAGCCTTAAAAGTTAATGCGAACTTTAATGAAATATATCTTGCAATCGGTGACGGATTAAGACTTAATCCACCTAATCAAACTGGGTTTGCATTAACGGCAGGCATTTCCACTAACTCTCAGAAGTTTAATGGTCAACTCCCGTCGTATTATCTAGATTACACCAATCTAACAAATACCCCGACAGCACTATCCTCCTTTACTAATGACGTTGGTTTTATTACCAGTGTTGTTGGTGCATCTGGATTTGTTGCTGGTGGTATTGTTACTGCTACTTCCTTCTATGGCGATGGTTCTAGTTTAACTGGAATCGCATCAGCTGTGGATACTGGTGCCTTACAGGCCCAGATCAATTCCCTTGGAACCAACCTCAACATCGTCGGTTTTTACGATGCTGTTGCTGGTATTGTTACTGCTCTCACAGTTGTAGGACAAGGAAGAACTTATACTGGAATTGGCCAAACCTTGTCTTCCGTTGGCATTGTCACGGGAGACTATTTTATTGTCGCCAGAGGCGGATCTAATGTTGGTATTGCAACCTTTACCAACCCAGGTATATCCAGTGTTTATTCTGGTGACTGGATTGTTGGTGTAGGTGGTGAGAGTTGGTCTATCCTATCTTACTCACAACAGGTTACTGCTCCAAAGGCAACCCTAGCAGATGAAGCAGTCACCCTACAGAATAATTCAAATGTAAACACCTCTGGTGTTATCACTGCTTCGCAGTATTTTGGTAATGCTGGTGCAATGACCAACTTGACTGGTGCAAGTTTTGGAACCTATGGTAACTCCTCTACTGTACCTCAAGTCAATGTAGATGCTACTGGTAAGATTACTGGTATCACTAACGTTGCTATTGCATTTACTGATATTGCTGCTGGATTAGGGACGGGGTATTGGTCTAAAGAAGTAACTGGTATTCACACCACATCTAATGTGGGTATTGGAACTACTGCTGGTCCTAGTGGTGTCAGAGTACATGGTGATGTCGAGATCACTGCCACTTCTGGTGGTGCATTAAGAATTTACAATGCTAGAAAGGCGATCTTTGGTAACAGTGAGAACGCACACATCACATTTGATGGTGCAGATTCTAAACTTAAATCAAAT